AAAAATATAAACTTAGCGGAAAAGAATCAATAATCAATAACATGCTAAAAGAAGGTATGTGCAAAACAGACATTGCAAAACAACTTGGCATTAGTAGAAATTTACTATATTCATATTTATATAGAAAGGAATAAAATGATAATAGCTTGGTTTAGTTGCGGTGTAACATCCGCAGTAGCTTGTAAGATAGCACTAAGTCTGTATGATGATGTGCAAATTTACTACATCGAAACAGGTTCCGGGCATCCAGATAATGTCCGATTTATCTCAGATTGCGAGAGATGGTACGGGCAGCCAATTCATACCATTCGCAGCGATAAGTTTTTCAACGTAAAAGATGTACTGATTAAAAAACGGTACATCAATGGTCCTACTGGTGCAACTTGCACATTAGAACTAAAGAAACAAGTCCGTTACAAGCTAGAGAAGGAACTTGGTTCTTGGAACGGTCAAGTTTGGGGCTTTGATTACGACCCTAAAGAGATAAACCGATCCATCCGATTAAAACAGCAGTACCCAAACACAAAGCCACTGTTTCCGCTAATTGAAAAACAGATTACGAAGCCGGATGCGATGGGAATGCTTTGGAAAGCTGGTATTGAAATTCCGGCCATGTACAAGATGGGCTACAATAACAACAACTGCATCGGTTGCGTGAAAGGGGGAATGGGATACTGGAACAAGATACGGAAGGACTTCCCGGAAGTATTTGCTCAAATGGCGCAGATTGAGCGTGATGTTGGAGCTACCTGCTTGAAAGATAAAGACGGGCGCATCTTCTTGGATGAACTACCAACGTGGCGGGGCGACCCAGTAGAAGAGATTATACCGGATTGCTCGCTTATCTGCCAGATAGAGTTTCAAGAGATAATCGACAGACAGGTAGAACGAGTATTGAAAGGAGAAATTAGTATTAATGATGTAGTCTGAAAAGCTCAAAACGGAACAAAAATGTGCATTGATTGCGTGGATTATCCGGTATGTTGTTTATCCGGTCGTTGTGCTGATGATGAACCGTGCGAGTATTTCCAAGAAGAAACCGACCCGGAGGAACCGGGAAACAATAAAGATTAAAAACTATGAGCAAAGAAAAACAAAATGTTATGCCGATTCCGTCAGAGGAAAGGTTTGCATTATCGAAAGTAAAGTTATTGAAAGATGGTGGGTTAGACGTACATTATGAAGTAACGGAAGTTGTCGGAAATGAGAGTTACACGAACAAATACCATGTATTGAGTGCAAAAGACATACACCCGGATTTGCGTCATTTGTTTAATGATTTGCGCCCGATTATGGGACGTGTATTCAACATAACGTCATTTAAAACCATGATGGCAACGCCGGAGTTTAAAGCAACAAAGAAACAAACAGATATTGCGGAAAGTTTCGCCGAGGAATGTTTGAATAATATCGAAGTAAGGGGCGTTTCTTTGTCCGGGCAGGATGATAACGTTGGCGTTGTATTGACCGGATTGTTTACGGTTTCCAATAATCAGAAAACGGCGATTAATACCCCACGTTTGAAATACAATACCGAAACATTTGGATTTGAGGAAAGATTGGAAACAACCGTTAGCGGAATAGAAAACGAAGTTTACGCATTTCTGTTTGAGGGAAAGAAAGCCCAATTGGAATTGTTCGGGGCTGATGGCGAGGCAAACGATTTGGTTTATGTAAATGATGCGGAGGGAGGAAATGATGACGGGTTATTCCCGAACGTTGACGACCCGGCAAATGAAAATGATTAATGGAACCGTAAAATGATACGTTCGGAAAAAGCGTGCGACAAATGGAAAATGAAACAATAAATTGGTCATTTTTTAAGATTTCCGGTTTTTAAGTCAGAAAAAATACGGGGGTAAGACAAAAATATATGGTTTATTTTTAAGAATTAAACAAAATGGATAAAGAACCTATATTGTTAACCGAACGTTGCGAATATGATTATTGCGTTAAACGTGGATATGAGCCATTATTGGATATTCGTAATTTCTGTTTAGATATACGGTTACGGGTTCAAATACAACGGGAATTGTTCGGACATTGCGTTTTGGGACGTGGCGACATTCCCGTTGCCAATGAAAGGTTTTTCCGGTGGGTTTGGGCGCATAAGCCCCACAGATGCGAGGAAACATTGCGACCGTTACACAATTATTCCGCCGTGTATTGTTCCCATATAATGACCCGTGGCGCATACCCGGAAATGGCACACGACCCCCGCAATATTAATATTTTGTGTTTTGAAATGCACAACCGTTGGGAAAATGGCGACCGTAAAAATATGCGCATTTATCCCGGCAACGTTAAGGTTATAGAATTACTGAAAAAAGAGTATCAAAGTTTGAGATTATGAGAACGAAACAAAGAACACCCGATTACGGGGCGATTTCCCGCCGTTCAATCCAAAATGATTTTAAAAGGGTACAAAGGTACCCGGAAAGGGAGAAACGCCCGCAAATCGAAAATCCGCCCGAAATAAATGCAGAAAGACGTGTTTGGTTTGTGGGCGAAAATTCAAGTTACTACAAATTGCGTTCTTTTATTGTCGGCAAATTGGTTCGGCTTATACAGCAATCAAGCGTCGGCGGTTGGATTTGCGAGTTTGTACATGACGACGACAGAAAGGCGATAAATCATGCCGCCGGATGGTCGGATAATAAGAAACAATATTTGTTGGATTGCGTAAAATTCAAGTAGTATGAAAATCAAATCAGAAACCGGATATAAGATTGTTTTTTACACGTTCATAGCGTTAACGGTTGCGTCGTATATATGGGCGTTGTATTGTATTATTAGTTGGATGATTAAAGCATTATTCGTATGAGCGTAAACAAAGTTATTTTAATGGGTAACGTCGGAAAAGACCCGGAGTATAAAGATTTCGACAACGGCGGTTCGGTTGCGCAATTCACTTTGGCGACAACCGACAGAGCATTTAAAACGGCAAATGGTACAGAAGTACCGGAGCGCACCGAATGGCACAATATTGTTTTGCAAAATGGATTGGCAAAGGTTGCAAAAGAGTATGTAAAAAAAGGCGATAAACTTTATATTGAGGGGAAAATAAGAACCCGCAGTTATGAGGACAACAACGGCGTCAAAAGATATATTACAGAAGTTTACGGGTTTAATATGGAAATGTTGACGCCAAAGAAAGACAGACAAACAACGCAGCATGGAGGCGCACCAACACCGCCGCCTCCAATTCCCGACCAAGACAAAGATGATTTGCCATTTTGAGAATGAGGAACGAAATTAAAATTCAAATCCCGGAGGGTTCCCGGCTGATTGGGACACGGACAAAGGGGCGAACGGTTATTGTTTCTTTTGAATACATAAGGAGGACGCAGCCGTTACCGGAGCCGGAACCGATACGACCAATTGGTTTTGCCCATTACAAGGAACCCGCCGGGAAAGATAAAAAATAAAGTTATGCAGTTTAATAGCAAAGAATATGACCCCGAAAAACACGACCGTTGGCGTGCGTTGACCGTCAAACAGCCATACGCAAATGATTTGGTAACGGCGGCATACAAAGACGAAAACGGCGTTATTTACGGGCGAAAATCAATTGAAGTTAGAAGCAAAAAAACGTCATACCGTGGCGACGTTCTTATTTGTTCGTCGGCAAACCCGGTTTATCCCGGAATGGAAAGCGGCGTTACTTTGGGATTGGTTGAGTTGTACGACATAAAACCAATTAAGGATTTTACCCCGGAGGATTGGGAAAACACCCGAATACCAAAAGAAAAGCGGGAAAAGATAACAAAGGGTTTCGGTTGGCTGATGCGCAACCCCCGCCGGGTTATAGAAATGCCAATTAAAGGGCAATTGGGAATTTACAATTTGGTTTATACAAAGGGAGAAATAATTGAATACCCCATACAAGTTGTAATTGATAAAATTAGTTGGGAACAAATTCAAAAACAGATTGAAAAATGAAAAGTATCGGATTCAAATTTTGGAGAATAGGAATTTTCCTTTTTATGCGTAATGTGTGGAAATACAAACATTTCGTGTTGTTGCCAACGTTGGCGTTGGATGCGGTAAAAGGTTACGACCGATACGCCGATTTGGAATTGAAATTTCTTTGTTTTGGGGTTCCGTTTTATATGGATAACCAAAAGAAAATATTAACTTTGTACGGTAGTAAATTAAAAACGTGAGCGATGGAAGAAGTTACAAAAATATTGCCGTTCAATGAGGCGGCAAAGTTACAAACAGAGGCAGGAAATTACGATTGCCGGATTACTGATTTGGCGGTTGTTGGCGGAGGCAATGCGAGAATATCAGTTGCCGGAACTGACGAAAATCTGAAAACACTATTCGACAACGTGAAAATCCCTTTGGATAATGAGAACAAAGAAACCACAACCGTTTGACCCGCAAAAGCAATACAACCCCGGCGAACGTTCAATTTACCGGGGTATGGTTATAGTTGCCGAAAGATGGACGAAAATAAAAGAAGAAATGGCAAATCAGCCCGGCAATATATATCCGAAATGGCGTTGCAGTTTATGCGTAATTGACGGAAAGGATTGTTCAAGGTTTTGCGACGAGTACGGTCGTACCGATAACAAAAGAATTTATTTCAAAAAAATGTATGGATTAAAAACATTACTTTATAACAAACAACAGAGCGATGGAAAAGAGAAGTTTTATTCCGTTTGATGCGGAAACGTTTTTGATGATTGAAGATGTAACGGGAACAGAACCGGAAGTTACAGAGAAAGAAAATTACTTTGAACTTAAAATGTACGCCCCGGACAAAGAGGAAAGAATAATTGAAGCCGCAATATATGCAGTTCAAGGCAGATACGGAAAAAGAATAAAAGACGTAAGGACGATTAAAGAACAAAACCTTTTGCGTGGTGCAATATTCTTTGTTGAATACGAAAAAAGGGCAGAAAATTTGCCAAATGAGTTGCGCACAAATTTAGGTATGCCGGACGAAACCGCCGGAGATATTTATTGCCGCCGATTGTTAGAAGTTCGTGCATTACCCGTAAAGCGTGATAATTTGGAAAAATTGCTGATGTTTACCGGAGGCGGAACAATGCAGATTCCGAGAACGCCCGGCGGTTTGGCGGTTTATTCATTCCCGACCGAAAACGGCGTAATGTTGGACGTACCGGAGGGAAATTTTATTGTATTGACACCGGACGGAAAATTTGGCAAAATGGATATGCAAACGTTTATGGCTAATTTTGAAGAAAAAGACGCCAATACCGCCGGATTGAACTTTGACGAAAAGCGATTGTTTGAAAAGATGAATAAACTTTTCGGCAAGAATATAGAAAAAAGATTGGGAAAATTAGCCGAGGAATACAACGAATTGTTTGAAGCGTTTGAAAGATATTTAAGCAGGGAAAAAACGCAAAGAGAAATAAACGAAATTAATCCCGGAACGCATGATATTATCGACGAATTGGCGGACGTAAACGTTGTTTTATTCCATATTGCGGCATTATTAGGGTATAGCCAAAAGGAATTGCAGGAAATGGCATACACTAAAATTGCAGGACGTGAGAAAAACCCGGATTTTATGCGCAAACACCCACACAACAAACCGGAAAGCCCGGTTTGCGGTAATTGCAACAATTTTAAAATTGAGGATATAAACGGAAACGGATTTTGTGATGTGCGAAACGGATTTAGGCATTGCAGTTGTTTAGCCTGCAATCAGTGGCAGGAAAGACAGACCGCCGAGGAATACAAACATTTTGATGAACGTTTTAACAAAAGACTATGACAAACGAAGAAAAAGAAGAAGTAAGAAAGCAAGCGTTGTTCCTTACAAATACGGCATATCTTTTGGCTGACATGGCTAATTCGTGCGCAATTGATGCGGAAAGCAAATTGGGCAAATTGGGAAAATGTTTTCAGAGGGACGAAAAAATGAGGTTCAAGAAAGCCGCAAAGTTGGCAAAGGATTTGTTGAAAGCAACAAAGGAAATAACAGAACCGATGTACGATATTACCAACGTAGATGATGCGTGTATTGATAGCGATTATCTTTTAGAAGTTATTCAGTTGGTAATAAACAGAACCGACGAAACCGAGGAAAGCAAAACGGCGATGTTGGAATATATAAAGAAGTTACCACAAGTTGAACATGTTGAAGTATGAGTATTTTTGAGTTTATTTTAGCATTGCACCCAATAGCGCAAACCTTTGCAATTGTTTGTGTGCGTTGATTGCGCTAATATTAAATTTGATTTATAAATTATTTGAGTAATGAAAAAGGATTTTAAACAAGAACTAACCGAACTTATTAATAAGCACGGTTTGGAAAAGGAAATGAGAGATACCCCGGATTATATTTTGGCAGAAATTTGTATTGATGCAATGGCGGTATATACGGAAGCAATCGCCCGCCGTGACGAATGGCACGGATTCAGAAAGGCAGACGAAAAGAGTTCGCAGGATGCAAAACACAATTACCCGGATGATTGCAATATTTGCAAAGACCGTTTTAAGTGTGCCGATTATTTGAGCAAACAACCGATTGGGGATTTGATTAAACATATCAGAACAACACAAAATGCCGAGGAAAGATTGGCGATACATAGAGTTTTGCAACATGCAAACAACCCGATGGTTGCAACCGACAAATGGGCTGATGAAATGATAAAAGAAGCGGTTGAAAAGTTAGGTAAATGCCCCGGCGAAATTATGGGAACCGATATATTGATTTTGAAATATGAACCAAAGAACATATTATGAAACCAATTGAATTTCCCGGCGTGAATGTAGTCTTTGCAAAAGACCAACCGGAATATATGCCGTTACCTGCAATGAAAATCCCCAATGACCCGCGGGGGCTTATAATTACCAAATGGCAGTTATCCCCGGAAGAATTGGAGAGAGTAAAAGAAACCGGAACAATACATTTGTCAATGCTGACGTTTAACCAACCATTGCAACCCGTATTGTTAACAGTAGATTTTCCAAATGAATAAAATGGAAAATATAATAACCGTAAAATCCGCAATGCACGTTATGGATAAAGAAACATTTGTAAAAAGAATGGCAGAATTGGTTGAGATAAAACAAAAGGCTTTGGAGTATAACAGAAAAGAAAGACAAAAAGCCACAGAAAGTTATATAAGCCAAAATTGCCAATTTAAAAAAGGCGATAGAGTAAAGCACAAAGGGAAACCCGGAACAATAGAAGATATAAAAGCAGAATACGACGGCAAATTTGTGTATGATGTTAGGTTTGATAAAAAGGACGGTACGCCGTCATGTAGAGTAACAACCGTTTATGAATGGTTGTCGGAAAAGATAGAAAAGGCATAATAAACGCCCCGGAATTACAACCGGGGCTTTGCCGTTTAGGTACAGGAACGAAAGAAAGCCAAAATTAGCCCCGTAGGGCGACGAAAATACAAAAGACAATAAAAGTATCAAGTAACAAACAAAACACGCTTAAAACGAAAATTCCCCGAAAATAACAAGCAAAAGGGAAAGCGACGTTTGAGAGGAAAGCAAAGTAAATGGCTTTGCTGTTATAAAAAGTTTGAAAAATGGAAGCGAGTAAAAGACAAAGGGGCGGACGCCCGAAAATGTGCAAACGAACAAAAGACCAAAGGGAGCTTGATTTGGCTTTTTGTTCAAATCTGTTTTTACGTGGTTACACGTATAGGGAGATTTCGGAAAGACTGAATGAGGAAAACGCCCGGCGTGGCGTCGGTTATACCATAACAACACAAATGGTATATTGGGATATGCAACAATTGCTAATTGAGTGGAAACGTGAACGTATGGAAAATATAGACGATTACGTTACGCAGGAATTGCGAAAGTTGGATAAAATGGAGGTTGAATTGTGGGAGGCGTGGGAACGTTCCAAGACCGGGAAATTGCGAGAGAAAAACAGACAGAACGCAAAGCCCCGTAAAGTTTTAGAGGATGGCGACAACCCGGAATATTACGGGTATGAGGAAACCACAACGGAAACGTCCGCCGGGAACCCCCGGTTTTTGGATTTGCTTTTGAATGTGCAGCAACGCCGGGCAAAGATGTTGGGATTTGATGCACCAATTAAAGTTGAGATTCCGGGAATAGAAAAAAGCATAAACGGCGATGCACCGCAATACGATGTATCAGCAATCCCGGAGGATTTATTGTTTGCGGTTGCTGATAAACTACAAACAGCAGAATATAAAAAACAATTAGCAGAGAAAGGAGTAATTGACGATGGCGCGAACAACAAAGAATAATATCAAGAAAAAGGACGAACCGCAGCCCGTACACACGTGCGGGGAGTGTGGTTGGGGTAAATTCTATTATGAACATTCAAATTTGGATATGGCCGGGAACCCGATTTGTTTAAAATGCCCGTTTGTCGAAAATCACAGTATGATACGTTCGGAAAAAGCGTGCGACAAATGGAAAATGAAACAATAAATTGGTCAATTTTTAAGATTTCCGGTTTTTAAGTCAGAAAAAATACGGGGGTAAGACAAAAATATATGGTTTATTTTTAAGAATTAAACAAAATGGATAAAGAACAATTGCTTAAAATGTATGCAGCATTGAAAAACAACCCCGGCGAGATAGTAAAAGCGGCGGCACGCCATAGGCTGATAAACTTTGCCCGGTACATGCAACCGGATTTGGCTTTGGAACCGTTCCACGTCGTTTATTATACGCTATTGGATAAGTTCGCCCACGGGGAAATAAAAAAAATGATTGTGCAAATGCCGCCTCAACATGGTAAGGAAATATCAGATAATCAGATAGTTGCTACCACTAAAGGGCTAAAAAAACATGGTGATTTAATTGTAGGGGATTACGTGTTTGGTAGGGATGGAACACCGGTTAAAGTCTTATGGGTGTCAGAAAAAACAAGAAGCGAATATGTCGTTTCTTTTTCTGATGGAGCAAAGATAGAATGTCATGGCAATCACGAATGGACGGTATATAATAGATTTCGACAGAAAGAGGAAACTATAGAAACGAAGCATATGGCATCCTCCACAATATATAATGGAGATGGAAAAAGAGGAAGCCGATATAAATACCATGTAGATAGCAATGTTTGCGTAATGTTTGATAGTCGGAATGTAGATTTAGACCCATACGTTTTAGGAGCGTGGCTAGGAGATGGGGATAGCTCATGTGAGATTATACACATTGGCAATAATGATGTTGAAATAATAGGGAATAGTACATATAAGTTCAAAGAAAGTAAGGGCACGACAACACGTAAGTTCTACAGCCCAGAATTGAATCTTTTACTAAAAAATAATGGACTAATTAAGAATAAACATATACCGGATATGTATAAATACAATTCAGTTGAAGTTCGCAAGAATGTGATTGCTGGATTAATTGATACAGATGGGTATGTGTATCACAGAAACGGACGTATAACCATATCCAACACAAACAAGCGGATTATAGACGATGCAGCATTTATATTACGCTCATTAGGTCAGTCTGTAGTTGTGTGTGAATTCAAACCTAGGGTTAGTAGTAGCGGAATAGTAGGGAAGAAGATAGTATATCAACTCTGTTTTAATCCTACAATGACTTTCCCGACAAAAGTAAAACGTAAGAAGATAACGAAATTGTCTATAAATAAGAAGCGTGCTATTGTTTCTATTGAACGAAAGGAGGGCTTGGGTTATGGTAATTGCATCCAAGTAGATGGGGGTATCTATCTGGTTGGAGATACGTTTATTCCTACGCATAATAGTGAGGGTTCAAGCCGGAAGTTGCCCGCTTTCATGTTGGGTTTAAATCCGGACAAAAAGATTTGTATCGGGTCGTATGCGGCAACCATTGCGAGAGATTTTAACCGGGACGTCCAAAGAATAATTGATACCCCAAGATACCGGGAATTGTTCCCGGAAACGTATTTGAACGGTTCCAACGTCGTAACAATGGCTAATACGTATTTACGAAATTCTGACGTCATAGAAATGGTTGGGCATAAGGGTTTGTTGCGTGTTGTCGGTCGTGGCGGTTCTTTGACGTCAAAAACGGTTGATGTATCTATTTTGGACGACGTTTACAAGGATTACGCAGAGGGTAACAGCCCGATTGTACGTAATGCGGCGTGGAAATGGTACACGACCGTTGTACGTACCCGTTTGCATAATGATTCACAAGAATTAATTGTGTTTACCCGTTGGCATGATGATGATTTGATTGGGCGCATAGAAAAAAGCGGGGAAACCGTAATTGACATTAAAAGTTGGGATGATGTAAAAGACATTCCGGCGGGCGCATGGGTACGAATAAATTTTGAGGGACTGAAAACCGGGGAACCAACAGAGATTGACTCACGGGAACCGGGGGCGGCGTTATGGGATAGACGACACAGCCGGGCAAAATTGGAGGGACAAAGAGCGTTAGACCCCGTACAATTTCAATGTTTGTATCAAGGCAACCCCGGAAACGCCGAGGGTAAATTGTACCGGAACCCGTTCCGAACATACGTTGACAAATCCGAATGGGGGACGTATGTACGTAGCGGGAATTATACCGACGTTGCCGACGAGGGCGACGACTTTACATTTTCGGCATGTTATGACATTTACAAATCCGGTAATGAGGCATGGAACGAACAAAAGAAACGGTTTGAACCGATTTTGTATGCGCTAATTACTGACATGGTATTTACGCAGGAAAACACGGAAATAACAGCCGTTACCGTCCCGGATATGATAAACAGATGCGGAACGCAAAAAGCATGGATTGAAAGTAACAACGGCGGTTCCGGCTTTGAAAAGGTTATAAGGAAAAAGATAAAAGCAGTAACAGAACCATTTTATCAAGGGGCAAACAAGGAAAGCCGCATTATAACAAATTCAGCGATGGTAAATGCACAAATAATAATGCCGATTGGATGGGAACAACGTTTTCCAAAGATACACGAACATTTGACCGGGTTTTTGCGTGATTTTCCTGCAAATGCCCATGACGACCCGGAGGACGGTTTAACCGGAATTTATGAAAAGGAATTGGCGGACGGTAATATTAAGCCATACAACGCCGCATGTAAGGGTATTACACGCCGTAACTAACAATAAATTCCATATATGCAAGAAATTAACCGTAAAATATTATAACTTTGCAAAAAGAAAGGGGCAAAGGGATAGCCCCGGAGATTATAAATTTAGTTTTAACGTTAAAAATTTAAAGATTATGGCGATTTGTAAATGCCCGGCAGCCGAAGCGTTGCCAAACATTCCGAACTTTACGTGTGCCGAGAGTTTCGGACAGATTCAGAAAGTAGCGTTTCAAAGATTGTACAAAAGAACCGGGGAAAGAAATTCATTTACCACGGCGGCGGGAATAGAAAATATAGAGTCATGGACGCCGTTGTTATCGGCAGACGACGACACGAAAGTTGTTTTGACCCCATACGTACAAGCACCAACAGCAGAAGCAGGGGCGGCACGTACATTTGGCGGCGGAAATGAAACGTTGGGAGGTATTGAGGAAGTAATAGGACGTGAGCCAACCCAATTTACGGCGGTATTGCGTAGAGTTCCGCAAAAGATTATTAAAGCATTGAAGCAATTACAGTGCGAAAGCGATTCCCAAAATTTGGGCGTTTATCTGTTTGACGAAAACGGAAATATCGGCGCATTGCAGGACGAAACAACAGCAACAACGTATTATCCTATTCCAATTCGTTCTTTGTTCTTTTCTGATAAAACATTGGGAGGATTGGAAGCACCGGACAGCAACAACGTACAATGGTCGTTTTTGCCCAATTGGTCGGATGATTTGGTAATTGTAGCCCCGAAGAAATTCAACCCATTAACAGATTTGATAAATGCCTAATGATAAAACGACGAGAGTTTTGTTGGAGTGTACAACACTGAAAACAACACGTGAATTTGATGTAACGCACGCCGAAAGATTGTTGAGGATGCGAAACAACGGCGGTTGGCAGTTACCGGAAAATAGTAAATTTGAATTTGACAAAGAAAATGGGCTTAGATATAAGAGAAATAAAAAAGCAGATAGCGGAGCCACGGAAAAAAACGGCGATTAGTAGGGCGGTTTACCACCAAAACCGCATACGTTTTCACGCCCAAACCGTGTTGACGCCGTATGTTATGCAGCCGTTAAATGATTTCTTTGCTTTTGTTTCTAATATATTGCCCGCCGACAAAGTAAGGTTGTTTAAAACAATGTTCCGTTACCCCGTTAAAACAAACGAGGTGACGGACGTTTGTTTTGCTAAATTGAGCCGTATTTTCGATGGTAGAAACCCGGCGTTCAATTATCAGTTTATGAACAGCGAACAACGGGACGATTGGGAGTATTACCGACAAAGCGTTTTAGGGGAGCCGCAAATTTGGGCAACAAAAGGATGGGAGTATTTTAAAACCGAAATAAACAGCGTTTTAGTTGTTGATTTGCCCCAAGAACAAGCCCCCGGCGATAAATACCCGGCACCGTATTTCTATTGGTTGCCAATAGAAAGTATTATTACTTTCGATGCGGATAAAACAACGGGCGTTATGCGTTGGATTATATTCAAGCAGGACGACAACCGTATTGCAGTAATAGACGATGAAAGATATAGGGTTTTCAGAGAGGAAAAAGGAAACGTTGGGGAATTGCTGATTGACAGCCCGCACGATTTGGGATATTGCCCCGCCCGTTTCTTTTGGAACGAACCGTTAAGCCTAAAGGAACCCGATGTTAAGGCGTTGCCATTGACAAAGGAGTTGGAAAGTTTGGATTGGTTTCTTTTTTACCATATATCGAAACGGATTTTGGATATTTACGGGTCGTATCCTATTTATTCCGGGTATGAGCAAAATTGCGATTACTCAAACGCAGAAAACGGCGACCATTGCGACGGCGGTTTTATTAAAGACAAAGCCGGAAATTACAAATTCGACCAAGCCGGATTATTGATACCATGCCCGAAATGTGGCGACAAAAGAATTGCCGGAGCCGGAACGTATATTGAAATACCCGTACCGGATGGCGATAAACAACCGGATTTGCGCAACCCTATTCAAATGTTGACCGTTGACCGTGATAGTTTGGACTTTAATGTTTCCGAGGAAACACGTTTAAAAACAAACATAATTACGGCGGTCGTTGGAACAAATGAGGAAATAACGACACGGGACGCATTGAATGAACAGCAGATACGAGCCAATTTTGAGAGCCAAAGCACGGTATTAAACCGGGTTAAAAAAGGGTTTGAGGAAGCACAACAATTTGTTGATGAAACAATATGCCGTTTGAGATACGGAAATATGTTTATATCGGCAAAAATAAATTTGGGAACGGAATTTTATTTGTACGACCCCAACAAATTACGGGAACGTTACAAGTTAGCAAAGGACAACGGAGCAAGCGAGGCAGAATTGGACGCATTGCAAAACCAAATAATCGAAACGGAATACAGACACGACCCCACACAATTACAACGTATGTTGGTATTGTCAGAATTGGAGCCGTACAAGCATTTAAGCCGTGCCGAGGTATTGGATTTATACGGAAAAAATCTAATTTCTGAAAACGAATTGCGTATTAAACTGAATTTCGCTAATTTTGTTCGCAGATTTGAACGAGAAAATACTAATATATTGGAGTTTGGCAGTCAAATACCATTCGACCAAAAAATTAAAGTAATAACAGATAAATTTAATGAGTATGCGAGTGAAAACAGAAACAGAGGGTAAAACAAAGGACGTCGGATTGTTGGACGTTACCCCGGAAAATTTCATTGTCCCAAAAGGGGAAGAAAGTTTTTATCATTGCCGAATTGAGGTTGTAAAATTCCACGGCGAAACCGGAGAAAGATTGTCAAAACCAGGTATTCAAGTTTTCGGAAAGAAATTCTTTGAAACCTTTGGTTTGCACAATTTGAGAAAGCAGGGTTACAAAGTTGATATTTTGCATGACCCGAACGTTTGGGAGGCTGCAAACAAAGAAAAGATTGAAGCCAATAAACGTGCCAAAGCAGAAGCCGCAGCACAAGCAGCAGCAGAGGCAAAAGCGGCGGAACGTGCGCAGATGAAAGCGGAAATTATTGCAGAACTGAAAGCCGCCGGAGTTATCCCGGAAGAAACAAAGAAAGCCGGAAGAAAGCCGAAAACCGAAAAGACAGAAGAAACGGCAACCGAAAGCCCGGAAAATAACGAGAACGTTTAACCATTAAATATTACGAATATGGCACAGATTGCACAGCAGGACAATTTGGTTATTGAAGTAACCACAACCGCCGCAGCATTGGACGAGGACACAAAAGCAAAATTGATTGCATGTATTGAGGGCGGCACAATTGCCGACGTCGTGTTGGTAACAAAAGAGGTTGAAAATAAAATCAGCCATGCAAAGATTGTTAGTTGGTTGGTTGAGACAACCGAAAAATCGCAGAAATACACAATCTACATTGTAAACGCAAAAAGTGCGTCAATTGAAACAATTGTACTTTGTTAATTCAGAAAGGGTAAAGAATTATGTTAACGAGAGGAATTTTAGTTGCAAATGCGGCTTTGTCGGGATTGACTGACGAACAGATTACAGCGATTACAACATTATCGCAGAATGACGAAAACAGCGTTATAGCAAAGAAAACAAGCGAAATTTACGGGGCTTTGGATGCGGATATTTTGGCGGCGTCCGGTATCGCCAAAAACAGCACTGAAAAGACGTATGATTTCGCAAAACGTGTTATTGGGGAGTTCAAAACAAAAGCAGAAAGCGCAAACGGGTTACAATCGCAGATTGATACGTTGACAAAAGAAAAAGCACGTTTGGAAAAAGCGATTGCGGACGGTTCGGCAGATGCGGAAACGGCAAAAGCATTGAAGCAAGCAAAGGCGGATTTGGCAAACGTTACCACACAATATACAGAGTTGAACACGAAGTTTGAGCAAATGAAAACCGAACACGAAAAAGAAATGTTTGGCGTAAAGATTGACAACGAATTGCAGACAGCCGCCGCCGGGCTTACATTCAAAACCGGATTGCCGGAGAGCGTAACAAAGGTAATTTTGGCACAAGCAAACGAAAAAGTCAAAGGAATGAACCCGGAATACATAGACGACGGAAAAGGCGGAAAGATTTTGGCGTTTAAGGATGCAAGCGGCGCAATTATGAGAAACCCAAACAATCAGTTAAACCCATTTACCCCCGGCGAGTTACTGACAAAAGAATTGGAAACAATGGGAGTGTTGGAGCCTAAAAGACAGCAGCCCGGAGGCGGAACGGAGCCGCCAAAACGTCAGCCCGGAGGCGGTTCAATTACCGTTGATGCAAGCGGAGCCAAAACAAGAACAGAGGCATACGATGTTATTGCAAATTCTTTGATGCAGCAGGGTTTAACAATCGGTTCAAAGGCTTTTGATGATGCAATGAAACAAGCATGGCAAGATAATAACATTAGTCAGTTACCGGAAAAATAACACGGGAAAGGGAACCCCGCATTTAATAACAATTTAAAAATTAATTATGAGTTTAATTGCTACAAGATTACAGAATTGGCGAGTTGAAAACCCGGAGTTAGACCGCAATATGACCCGCCCGTGTGAGTATGGCGCATTGGATTTCTTTATTGAACAGACCAACGCCGCAAATTCTATTTTGTCCCCAACATTGCGTGACCGTGCGTTTGCCTCAATTGGTAATACGGTACAAATCCCGGTTATCAATTACGACGGCGACGTTACCGTTGGCAACGTTCGTTCGTGCGTTATCCCGGACGATGAAAACACGTCAGCACTTTACCAGGTTGTTTGGGCGACATATTCAATTGGTTTTACTATGGTTCCGGCGTTGTACATGAACAACGAAATTTCGTATGAACACGATTTTAACCGCAAAATGGAAAAGAATTGCCGTGCGTTGGCTGATGCGTTAGACAAAGCAGCCGTTGTCGAATTGGAAGCCAGAAAGACCAAGGTTTTGAAAGACAAATTGAATTACAATTTCGATGCAAGCGTTATCGAAGTTCCAACACAGATGGCAACCGAAATTATGGGCGATATTGACCCGATTATGCGTGCAAATTGCTATCCACGTATGGCGCATATTATCGGTAATGCCGGGGTTGATAGTCTGATTAGAAAATTGGCACAGCACGGTATTTATAACGACGTTAACAAGCGCATGGAATACGACAATAAAGTTTTCCATTACACAAACAACGTTGTCAACGAAGAAGGCAAAAACGGTACATTCTTTGCAGTTGAGGACGGAAACGTTGGCGTGTTAACACGTGTTGACCGTGAGGCATTGCGCCGCACACGTGCCAATTTCCACGAATGGGACGTTGTACGTTTGCCGTACATTGATTTGCCCGTTGGTTCGCATTATTACACAGCAGTAGGCGACCAATCACAGATTGCGGGCGCAGCGAGTGCGGACATGACATGTAACGTTAAGGAATATTTCGGATTCAGTGTTGACGTTGCGTTTATTATCGCATACAACAGCGACTCGGGAACCGTTGCAAATCCGATTGTCAAAGCACAGATTGCCGCACGTGCTGAAAACGTTCCTTTGGGTATGCCCGTATATGTTACCAATTTAGAGGAAACGCCAATTTTCACACAGACCGTATAATTTCGGTTTCAGTATTAACAACATGGGGGCGGGGAAAATCCCCCGTCCCTTTTTTAATTTATAGCAATATGGAAACGTTAGTATCAATTAAAACAGATGCAGCCAACAAAACCGTTACAATCAATGAGGCGTCCGGCGGAAAACCGGAACACGCCGTTTATAGTGCAAGAATTGAGGACGGAAATTTGATTTTGATAAATTCAGTAACAACGCAGAAACGTTTTTCGGCACCATTTAACACTGTTTCAATTGACGGGGCAACGTATCAGACGGAAACCGAGTGTATGCAGCATTTGGCAAATATTGGAAGTTTTAAGCAGGGGGGCGGCGCAATCCCGGTAATATATAATCACGCCGGGCAAATCAAAGTAAATTACAATGGTTTGCAGATTTCAAATGTAGAAGCCAACCAACAATACGAATGCCATTGCATACGGCGACGCCAACGGTCGTTGCAGCCCCAACAACGCAATATCCAACCGGAAGCGAAACGACGTATAATCCTGCAATGTTTATTCCCGGAGATAACCCGCCAACAACAATGCGATTGAGGGAAAACAATATTCCCGGACAAACGCACCGTTGGCGCATAATCGGAAGTTATGAGAACAAAGCGCAGGGAAACAACGGAGAATTGCAATTTCTTTTGGTAAACCCGGACAGCGGATTTTATGTTACCGACCAAATAACGTTGCCAAGCAATAAAACAGAGGGACAATTTACAATTGAATTAATGACAATTGCAGATGATGCAAGTTTGGCGGTTGGTAGGGGTTATTTACTCAGAGCCGCAACGTCGTTTGCCGATAATAATTTGGTCGTCAAAATAGACAGCATTACACGAATTAGTTTTGCCGTAGAAAATCAATAACTATGTATCGAATAAAAGAAATACAAGACGCATTATTGCACGTCGTCGGGTGGGAACAATCCTTTGACCCGGCAAAAGCAATTGACACGGATTTAACGCAGACGGAAAGCGGGTTGTATTTTCAAGGTGCGCACCCGCTTTTGACGTTGGATAATATGGCGGCGATTATGCCGGATGATTGGGGGCTGCAATACCCGGAATGGAACATGATATTACCATACAAAGCAGGGCAAAAAGTACGTCATAACAATATTGTTTGGATTGCGAAAATTGATAATACCGGAGAGGAACCGACGGCGAGCGATTTTAATAATGATTACAGCCGGGAGGATTACGGAAACCCATATTGGAAACCGTACAACATGTTAACGGACTTTTTGGAAAGAATGACACGAAACGGGATTGCAACCGCAATTCAGACATTTACCCAAATTAAGCAGTTGGATAAAGAAACACGCAATTTGTTAGAACGCAGAACGCTTTTTGATGGTGCCGGACGCATACGGGCAACCCTGCAAAATAATCATAAATTGGTTGGCTTTGAAATTGTCCCGGTTCGTGCAATGGGAGTGACAACGAAAATTGAAAAGATAGGTTTGCAAATGACCGGGGCGACCGGAAAAGTTAGAATGTATCTTTTTCATTCGTCCCAAATTGACCCGGTAAAGACCTTTGATTTGGATTTTACCGTAACAAATGGCGGCTTTCAATGGTTCCCGTTAACGGATTGTTATTTGCCGTATATCAGCGACGAAAACAACGCCGGGGGGTCGTGGTTCCTTTGCTACAATCAAGACGAATTACCCGCCGGAATGGAGGCAATAAACGTTTCAAAGGATTGGAGCCGGGAACCGTGCGGAACATGCAACATTGGTTCCGTCGAAACATGGCGAGAGTTGACAAAGTATTTGCAAGTAACGCCGTTTATGTATAATGCGCCGGAAACGTTCGCAGAATACCCGGAGTTGTGGGATATTGCATACACGATGTACACACGAACCCAAAATTACGGGCTGAATTGCGAAATTACTATTGGATGCGATTTAACGGATTTCATTATTTCCCAAAGGCAGATTTTCCAAACGGTAATACAAAGACAAGTTGCTGCAATTGCATTGCGGACGTTGGCAATGAACCCCAACGTAAGGGTTAACCGCAATCAATCAAATGCAACCCGGATGGATATTTTGTATGAGTTGGACGGCAACACGTCCGGCGTTCGCCCCGGCGGTTTAGGTTACGACCTTAAAAAATCTTATGAGGCGTTGCAAATAGATACGCAAGGGTTAGACCGTATCTGTTTAGCCTGCAATAACCGTGGCGTAAGATACAGAACCGTGTAATTATATAATTCAAAGGGAAAGTTGTATATAATTTCATGTAAAAATTGTATTTATGAAACGGATAACCGATTTGCGAAAAAGGGTTGCGGATTTCAACGAGGCTTTGACGTCCGGGCGGATAATACAAAACATTATATGGGACAATGAGGCATATATAGTTGATTTGAACGCCGAGGAACAATTGTTTGAACAAGGTATTAACCGTTTGGGCGTCGAAATTTCGGATTATGCACCATACAGCCCCGTAACAATCGCAATTAAAGAGGCAAAGGGACAGCCGACAAACCGGGTAACGTTACGGGATGAGGGAGATTTTGAAAGTAGTTTTTATTTAGAGGTTGGCGACAAACAATTTGAAATTAAGGCGGCGGATTGGAAAACCGAGGAATTAATAAAAAAGTATGGACGCCAAATTTTAGGTTTAACGGACGAAAATATTAGAATCCTTATATGGCATTATATTTTCCCGGATTTAATAACAGAGGCAAAAAAAACGATATATGGCAGCGAATAACAAAGCCCCGGTAATTGCGAACCCGGAATTGTTAGACCGGATTATTGGAAACATTCAAACCGGATTAGTTGATAATTTACCGTGGTTAGACAAAGCATTTGGGCGGGCTGAAAGATTGGTTAAATACGATGGGAACCGGAAAAGGTATTTTTCGCCGAATGTGTATGCAGGTGGAAATGACTATATAGAAGTAACCCCGGATGCGGGCATAGGAAATTTTTCATTCTTTTGGATTGACGACCCGCAGGACGTGAGTTGGGAACCAAATGTATCGGTAGGAATTAAAGCCCCGTTTTCCCTTATATTTTGGTTTGATTGCCGGAAAATCTTTAATGATGCAAACAACCGAAATAAAGAGGAAGTTAAACGCCAAATATTAGACGTGTTGAACGGCGGGTTTTGGCTTAAACACGGACGTTTCAAAATAAACAAGGTTTATGAATTGGCGGAAAACATATACCGGGGTTTTTCGTTGGACGAAATAGATAATCAATTTTTGATGCACCCGTATGGCGGATTCCGGTTTGAGGGCGAACTAAGTATTGGAGAAACATGTAAATTGTAGGATATGGAACATTTTATTTATAACATTATTGTTGTCGCATTAATAGCGGCTTTTGTGCTGACGTTATTACGCAAATGGGGCGTCATTGAATGGGTACAGATTCACGGGAACGATTTCTTTTCAAAGATGTTTAATTGCGATTTCTGTTTGTCGTGGTGGACGTGCGTTTTGATTTGTTTCTTTGCGTTGATATTTACCGGGAACCCCGTATTATTGGGCGTTCCCTTTTGTAGTACAATGATAACACGTGTTTTGCTATGAATGAAGAATATGTAAAAATTAAGGATTACCCATATTATATTAGCAATATGGGTAATGTAAAAAATAAAACAGGTAGAATATTAAAACCTAAAATAACAAATAAGGGTTATTTGTCGGTAGCATTATACAACGCTAATGGTAAGCGGTGGTGTTATATTCATAGACTTGTAGCAATGCATTTCCTTATTAACTCTGAATTAAAGCCTAATGTTAATCATATTGATTGTAACCCGCTTAATAACAACGTTGATAATTTAGAATGGTGTACGCAATCTGAAAATATTAAATATTCAGATAGTTTAGGGCGTTGTAAAATAAGAGATTATAGATATTGTGAAAGTGGAAAAGGACATGGGAGAAGTTGTCGTATAATATGCAAAAAAGGTGATAATATACAAATATTTGAAAGTATAAATATCGCTGGTATGAAGTTGGGTATATCACACCAAAATATATGTAAATGCTTAAAAGGGGAAAGGAAAACCGCAAAAGGATATAGTTTTAGGAGGGCATAATATGAAAGAATGTATTATAAATAAACATAATGTTGTATTGTATGATAGTATAGACGAATTGCCGATGTTGCGTTTCCACAAGTATAACAAAATGCTTTTGGTTGACGCCGGGGTTGGTTCCGATTTGTCGGATTTTGACCGACATATTGAAAAGGTAATACGTTATTTGAACAGCCCAACGCCAAACATGGCAACCGTTGAGTTGGAAAATATGCGCCAAAACATATATTTCATTCAATCCGAGGTTTCCCCCCGGCATTTGGCTTTTGCCGTGTTGGTTAAATCAATAAATGGTAAACCCCGAAATGATTTGTCAGATGATGGATTGCAACAAACAATGAGTCTTTTTAAAGACGTTGCAAATTCAGAGATAACCGCCCATTTGGAAGCGGTTAAAAAAAAAATAGACGATGAATTGCGTTTGTATTTTCCCCGGTTGTTCGATGATGCGACATTGAAAGAGTATTACGATAAATTGAAGCAAAGAACAATTGTTGTATTACGCACAATAATAGACGGTCGGGCAACCGAGGCGGACGCAAAAGAGATTGACGACATTACGGCGGAGTTGATAACCTATTTCAACCCGCAGACGTTTACCGGGTCGGAAAGCGTGGAAATTAGGCATGACAGACAATTTGAAAATATGTGTTTGATATTGTCCCAAAATTTGCATGTTGACCCAAAGAAATTTACCGTTTTGGAGTATTACAACGCATTTGAGTATATCAAGGAACAAGCCAAAAAAGCAAACAAGCAAAAAAAGGCAAAATAAGGCGATTTCCGGCGTTTTTATTTTTAGGCGATAAATTACACATTTGAGAAAAGAAAATGCGACAGACGGGAAATTTCCCGTAAATAACTTAATAATCGGCGTATGGCAGATAATAACAACCCAATCAAATATTCGGATTTAATAAGCCCGGATAATTCGATTACAGATTTGATAAAACAATTGGATGAACTTTCGGACACCTATACAAATGCGCTGAAAAATATCAAAGCCGAGGCAATACAATTGGCGGAGATTCTGAAAAAGGTTTCCGGCGCAACGGAGGACGGGCGAAAGACAACCAAAAAAGCCGCAGACGATGCCGAACGTTTGGCACGTGCGCAACGTGATTTGGCGTTTGCAGAAAGTGAGAACGCCAAAAAGTTAGCCGAGTTAAAATTGGCACAGCAGGAAGCGAACCAAATTAATAAACTCATTGTGAAAATAAATCAATCCGCCGAGGGTAGTTATAACCGTTTATCGGCGCAATATTCATTGAATAAGATTTATTTAAACAACATGACTAAAGCCGAACGGGAAAACACCGAGGAGGGGCGAAAATTGGTTGCGCAGACCAAAGAAATATACGAAGAAATGAAACGTTTGCAGGAGGCAACCGGAAAATTTCAATTGAACGTCGGAAATTATACGGAGGCGTCCGACGCAATTATTGCGTATGGCGACAAACTGAAAGAAACGTTAGGTTTAAATAGCGCATTTGGCGAAAGTCTTTTGGCGTTAGGACGTGGCGGGGCTGAAAGTAAAGCAGTTTTTACAGCTATTGGCGACGGGGCAAAAGCATTGGGAAAAACTTTGTTGGGATTACTTTCAAACCCGGTATTTTTGGCGATTGCCGGAATTGCGGCGGCGGGTGCGGCGTTTAAATGGTGGTACGATTATAACGCCGGGTTAGTTGAGGCAACGAGATTGACGCAACAATTTACCGGGAAAAGTGGCGATGATTTGAAAGCGTTTAGAAATGAGGTGCAAGCCGTCGCCGATTCATTTAACGCAGATTTCCGGGAAACATTGATTGCAACAAACGCATTATCAAAACAATTTGGTATTTCTGCAAATGAGGCATTGCAATTGGTTAAGGATGGGTTTTTAGCCGGAGGCGATGCGAACGGGGAATTTTTAGACACGTTGAAAGAATACCCGGCATATTTCAAAGAGGCGGGAATATCAGCAGACCAATTTGTTGCAATTGTTACCCAAACAAACAAAATGGGTATCTTTTCGGACAAAGGCGTTGACGCAATTAAGGAGGCAAATTTGCGTTTGCGTGAAATGACGACGGCGACGGCGGCGGCTTTGGACGGTATCGGTATTTCGTCGGAACAAGTTCAAAAAGATTTGCAGACCGGAACCAAAACAACGTTCGATGTTATACAAGACGTTTCCGCAAAATTGGCAGAATTGCCGGATAATGCGGCAACGGTCGGGGCTGCAATTGCAGATATATTCGGGGGTCCCGGAGAGGACGCCGGATTGCAGTATTTGCGCACGTTGAAAGATATTTCAACAAACATGGATGAAGTAAAAGGGAAAGCCGGAGTTTTGGCGCAATTGCAGGAGGAACAATTGCAAAGCCAAATTGAATTGCAAAACGCATTATCCGGGCTATTTGATGCAACCGGAGGAAATTTTAAAACGTTGACAACGCAGGCAAAAGTTTTCGTAAATCAAGGTTTAACAGCAATAATAAAAGGCGTCATTGATATAATCAATTACTTTATTGAGTTGTACAATGAAAGTGTTTTGATACGTGCCATTTGGAACGGTATAGTTGCCGGATTTAAAACCACATTTGACACGTTAGGAAATTTGTTTGGATTCTTTATTGATATTGTCAAAGCAACCGGAACCGCATTAAAGGGAGCGTTTACGTTGGATTTTGACGACGTTAAAAAAGGGTTGTCAGATTATGCAGCCGCATACGGAAATTTGGTAAAAGCACAAGTAAAGGACATTACCCAAAATTTCAAAGAGGGATTGGATGATATGCAAAAGAAAATAAAGCCGATAACAATCCCCGTTTCCGTAGGAGATACGCCAAAAGAACCGACCGGGAACAAACCCGTAACAACACAGAACCCAACCGTAACGCCGAGGGGTAAAAGCGATGCGGAAAAGGCAGCAGAACAGCAAGCAAAACAAATTGAGGCGGCATATAAAAAGAATTTGGAAGCAACCCGAAAATTGCAGGATGCACAATTGCAGTTGGAAACCGACGAATGGGCAAAGCGTCGCCAACAAACGCAATATCAGTATTCCCGCCAAATTGAGGATTTACAACACCAATTGCAGACCGAAAAGGATTTGAACGAAACCGGACGTCAAGCGATAAACGCCACAATTACGGCGTTGGAACAGCAACAAACCGAGGCGTTATTGAAAATCGAACAAGACCGACAATTGCAGGAATTGGCGTTGCAAAAAGAAAGCATTGAATTACGTTTGCAAGCAGTCAAAGAGGGCAGCGAGCAGGAAAGACAATTGCGGATGCAGTTGTTAGAAAACGAAAGACAAACCGCATTATTACAGAACCAACAGAAACCGACCGGGCAACAGCAGGACGCCGGGGCGATTAATGCAAGTTTTGACGCAAAGGGAGCCGGAATTGCGGACGAATATTTGCAAGCGCAATTACAGATGTTCGACCAACAACAAGCGTTGGCACAATCGGAGTTTGATTTGTTGAGAAATTCAGAAGCCCGGAAAACTCAATTCCGTTTGCAAGCAGAAAAGGAACGTTTGCAAAAGGTTTTAGAATTAAATCAGCAAGCCGCAAATAAATTGTCTGATGTTGAGGTACAAACAATTCAAAACACTATAAAAAAAATAGACCAAGAAATTGAGCAATCCAAAGGGGAGGAACGAGGAACAGACATTTACGGTTTGTTTGGGCTTAATTTGGACGACGACCAAAAAGAGGCAATTAATACGTCTATGCAATACGCATTGGATGCGTTAAATACATTCACGGCGGCACGTGTTGCCGCAGCAGATGCAGCCGTTGAGCAAGCGGATAAAGAGGTTTCCGCCGCACAATCGGCGTTGGATGCAGAATTGGAAGCAAGGGCAAACGGGTACGCCAATAATGTTGTACAAGCGCAAAAGGAGTTGGATTTGGCAAAGAAAAACCAAGAAAAAGCGTTGAAAGAACAACAGAAAGCGCAAAAACAGCAGGCAGCAATACAAACATTGCAGCAAATCGGAAACATGGTAACAGCAACGGCGTTGATTTGGTCGCAATTAGGTTTCCCGCTTGCAATACCTGCAATTGCCGTAATGTGGGCGAGTTTTGCAGCGTCTAAAATCAAGGCGGCGCAATTGGCAAAACAGACCGGAGGAACCGGAGGAACGGAAACATACGGCGACGGTACCGTTGAACTTTTGGAGGGCGGTTCCCACCAATCCGGGGACGACGTGGATTTAGGAACCAAACCGGATGGAACCCGGAGGCGTGCCGAGGGCGGGGAATTTTTCGCCGTTATCAATAAACGTAATTCCCGCCGTTTCCGTCGTTTAATCCCGGACGTAATAAATAGTTTGAACCGGGGAACATTCCCCCAAAAGTACCTTAATGCCTACAATACCGACGGCATTAATGTAACGGTTCAACAAAATAACGCACCGGATTTGCGGGATTTAAAAGACGATGTAAGGGAGATTAAGGAACAAAACCGCCGCCGTCGTTACGTCGATGGCAACGGCAATGTTATTGAGGTTTACAAGAATTTGACACGTAAAATTAAAAATTGATATGAACCCGATTTATAGACATTCATTTGTAAATGTGTTTTTAGCGAACGGGGCGATAAGTCACATAACCGGGAACATAACCGGGAATAGAACAAACTTCTATTATACCCGTACTTTTGTCCCGGTTGGGAATGTGTACCCCCGCAAATTGTTTCAGAATTTCACCACGCAATCCGGGGGCGCATTTTACGATAGCAATAAAAAATTTATCGGCGGTTGGGGGAGCGACCCGTCCGCCACAAATACGGAATTTGACATACCAAGCAATGCCGCATATATCCGGTTTAATGTAATCAAAGCGCATTACGCCAACGGGACGGCATGGTTGAGATTGGGAACGTTGGACGCCCCGAACGTCTTACAAGGTCAAACCGTGCATCCGATTTATAAGGACGATTTGGCAAAGGAGTACGAATTAGAAACCAACCAACGGTTTTATCGTGCCAAATTATCCGGCAAAATTACCTTTGTCCGGGATGATTACGACTATATAAACCGTCAATCGTTCGACAATGAATTTTTGTATTGCATTGAAAAGAGCGACGACGGCGGGCGTACATGGTTCCAATACTTTCAAGGCAAGTTTATGAAAACCGATTGCACGTTTACCGATTACGATAAAAAGGTTGTTGTACAACCGGACGCAATCGACGATTATAACGACGTGTTGGCGGGATTGGAAAAGGAATACAATTTAATAACGTTAGCCCCGACAATCCAACGGATAACGATAAACAAGCGTCCATTAATTCAAATATACGTTCCGGGGGATAGTGTTGTTTCTTGTTTTTTGGGCGGTACGAATTGGGAACAAGACGCAAACGCCACGACCGACCAAAACGCACTAATACAAACCTATCATTTTGCACTATGTAATATTTTGAAAGAAATACAAATTACGTCGCAAGGTTCCCCGGCGGTAATATCCGGGCTTTATAGTGGGCGGATGTCGACGGGTGTAAGTCCTGATGAATTTATGGGAGATTTATACCCGGAATTAAATGTAAATTATTATATCCATATTGCACAAAAACGAGTTGCGGGTGGGCCACCTATTGGGCTAGCAGGTGTTGAGATACGCCGCCGTTCTGATGATGTGGCAATGTTCCGGTATACAAAGATAACGCAAGAACCTTTTGATACGTTGGAATTTGATTTAACCGCCGTTGAGGGTTCCGGAGCAACGGGTACAATGCACGCCGATATGAAAAGTTATAATATATACGCCCGGTATTTGTGCGACGTGGGGAAAATCGACGACCTTAATACATATCCATTGCCCGCCGATGATATAGTTGATAATAACCGTAATTATAGGAGTGCGATTGGTTACGCAATCGACGTGGCGTTTATTTCAAACAACTTTTCAGATACCCCGACCGAGTGGGGATTAGCGGACAACGGAAAGTATTTTGCGCCGCCTTATTCCATATACGAACAAACGTTTTATCCAATCGCCCGGTCAACGTGGCGTTATGCGTCGTTGTGGTTTGGGTTTTATTTGATGGATTGGATATTAGAGGAAAAAGCACGAAAAGCATATACTTTGCGGGATGCGTTCCCGGTTGCGTCTTGTATATCCGTTTTGCTCAATCAGATTGCACCGGGTATAACACACGAAGCCACGGCGGAATACAGTCAATTTTTATACAGCGGTAACAACCCAATATCCGAGTTGAACTTCCGTTTGCTTGTATCACAGAAAACCAATATTATAAACGGGGAATATCAGCAACCCGCACAAAAAGCCCCGACGACCTTACAACAATTTACCAATATGTTACGGGATTGTTTTAAATGTTATTGGTTCATTGAGGACGGCAAATTTAAAATCGAACATATCCAATATTTCCGCAATGGCGGTTCCTATTCCGGCGGGGCTATATTAAGCCACGATTTGACAAAGGAATTGAATTTGCGCAACGGGAAACCGTGGGCGTTCAACACGTCGGAATATTCGTTTGATAAGGTCGATTTGCCGGAATGTTACCAATTTGAATGGATGGACGACGTTACGGCGGCATTTGAAGGGTTGCCGATACAAGTAATAAGCAAGTATGTAACGCCCGGAAAGGTTGAGGAAATTAATATATCAAACTTTACGTCCGATATTGATATGATGTTGTTAAACCCCGGCAATATGAGTTCGGACGGGTTCGCCTTGTTTGCCGCCGTTCCGCCAACGTCCGGGTCGCAATGGATATTACCATTTACCCACCAAACTATTAACGGGGTCGAATACTTTTTGCAAAACGGATATTTGGCGTTTATCAATCTGCAATCTCTGTATTGGTTATATGATTTACCCGCCCGTCGTGTATCAATAAACGGTTCCGAGGTTTACGCATACGGTATTGAGAGAAAGAAGAAACAAACGTTTAGTTTTCCGGCAAATGACGACCCAAACCCGATGCAACTAATAAAAACGTATATCGGTAACGGTCAAGTTGATAAATTAAGCGTAAATTTGTGTAGTCGAAACATTAAAGCAACGTTGAAATATGATACAGAATAACA